GCTGATATGGGTTATAATGTCTTATACATAACACTTGAGATGAGTGAGCGTAAAGTATTGAAGAGATTAGGATCAATGCGTCTAAGGATACCTATTAATGACTATGATGTTGTTAGTAAAGATACAGAACTAATTCGTAAGAAAATAAAATCACTTGGTTCTATGAAAGAAGGTGGTGATTTATTTACTAATAAAGTTGGTAAGATTTACTCTAAATTTTGGGCAGCTGGAACGGCTACTGTAAATGATTTTGATAACTATATTCAAAAAATTGGTCAGAAAAAAGGAATTAAATTTGATTTAATTATTGTTGATTATATCACATTAATTGCTCCGCCTAAAAATGCTGGTGATAATCTTTATACAAAAGGTAAAAATTTAGCAGAAGGTTTAAGAGCCTTAGGTGCTAAATATAAATGTCCAATCATTACCGGTGTTCAGGTTTCAAAGGATGCTTGGAATGCATCCGATATAACATTAGAAAGTGTTCCAGAAAGTAAGGCAATCGCTGAAACAGCAGACACTTTTTTTGCTATAATAAGAACCGAAGAAATGAAACGTTTAAATATTTATAGATTTAAACTTTTAAAACAAAGAGACGGTGACTTTTTAAAGAGCCAGATAAAATTGACTTTAAACTCTACTTATTTAACATTAGAGAATGATCAGTTTTTAGATTCTTAAAAAAATAAAATATTTATGGGTAAAAAGAAAAAGTATGATGAGGATGAGGATTTGGAAAATTTTGACGAATTAGAAGATAATTCTAATTTTGAAGAAGAAGTTCCAGAAGAAGATTCAGATTCATCAAGTGATGATGTAGGGGAGTCTTTAATATCGGATGATACAGATGATATTGATATAATTATTGAAATATCAGAAGATGATGCTGAAGTAGAAGAAGAACCACCTGCACAAGATGATGTAATATTATCTAAACATAAAGTTCAAGGAAAACACTCTTTGAAATATGACTCAATCTTTAAAGGAAAAAAAGACGAAAAGTTAGATGAGGAAGCTGGAGATCAAGCTAATATGTATTTTAATGAAAAATTCGAAGTTGATAAATCTTCATTTTTTTATGTAGAGTCATATGATAATGAGTTTTATATCAGACAAAAAAATGTAAAAGAAAAAGTTTATAATGTGTTGTTAGCTCATACAAGTATAAATTTTTTAAATAATCGTAGAAAACCATCAAAGTCTGATTTTAATCATTATTACCATTTGTTAAAAGTTAATTTAGAAGATGACGGCTTTACAAATATTGAATTATTTAATGAGTTATCTGTCTATTTTTCCGATAATTTATTTAATATGTTTAAATTACTTGATAACAAATGGAGAAATTTAATTATAATTGAATTACAGGATCATATTGGTAAGAATACAAATTCTAAAGAGATAACAAATAGAAATATTTATGTTGGTACTGAATTGGAATTTTCACATCTAGATCCTCTAGGTAAAGAAAAAAACTTTACTGGTGTAGTGGTGGAGACCGATTATGATGAATCAATATTTAAGATAGACTCTTATGAAAATATTTATGAAATTCATATTACATCTGTTACAAAAATACTAAATAATACAAAATTTAAGTATAATTTAAATAAATTAAACAATATAGATTTTCTTTAAAAAACCTTAAAAAGATATTTTAAACATAAAATTATAACAATATATAAATTTCTAAAAAATAAAACATACTAATATGCAAGAAATGATATCGAAAGATGTTAAGAGATCCACTCGTAGTAATGAGTTGAATGTTAAGAAAAGAAATGGCCAAACAGAAGTATTTGAGGCCGAAAAAATTAATAAGGTTTTAATTTGGGCTACATCTGGTATAAGTGGAGTTTCCGCATCTGACGTGGCGATGAACTCCCGACTACAATTTTATCCAGGTATAAAAACCTCTGAAATACACAAAGTTTTGATTCAATCAGCTGTTGATTTGATTTCAGATAAAAATCCAAACTATCAATATGTTGCTTCGAACTTATTGAATTATTTAGTTCGTAAAGAAGTTTTTGAAACGAAGAAAGAATTACCATCTCTTTTAGAATGTATCAACCGAAACATTAAAGTAGATTTATATGATTCATTGATATTGTCAAAATATAATAAAGAAGAAATTTCTAAATGTGATTCATATATAAAACATGAACGAGATTATGATTTGACATATGCTGGTCTTCAACAATTGATTGATAAATATCTTGTTAAAGATAGAAGTACTGGTAAATCATATGAAACACCACAATTTTGCTTTATGATGATTGCGATGACTGTTTTTGCAGACTATGATAAATCTACAAGAATTGAATTTGTAAAAGAATTGTATGATATGATTTCTGAACATAAGATTTCTCTACCAACACCGATTATGGCTGGTATTAGAACTCCTAATCGTCAATTTTCAAGTTGTACTTTAATTGAGGTTGGTGATTCACTAGACTCAATATTTCATGGTAATGTTGCAATTGGTCAGTATGTTGCTAAAAGAGCTGGTATTGGTATTAATGCTGGTCAAATTAGAGCACTTGGTTCTAAAGTTCGTAACGGTGAAGTAGTTCACACAGGTGTTATTCCTTTCTTCAAAATGTTTCAATCAACTCTACACTCTTGTTCTCAAGGAGGTATTCGTAAAGGATCAGCAACTCTTTATTTCCCTTGGTGGCATAAAGAGATTGAAGATGTTCTTGTATTGAAAAATAACAAAGGTACTGATGATAATCGTGTAAGACACATGGATTATGGTATTCAGTTTGAGAAAACATTCTATAATCGATTCATTTCAAACGGTGATATTGCACTTTTCTCCCCTTCTGATGTACCAGGTCTTTATGATGTTTTTGGACTTCCAGAATTTGAAGAAATGTATTTGAAATACGAATCTGATAAAAAGATTCCTAAGAAATTTGTTAAGGCGAGGGAGTTGATGAATTCTTTTGCTCAAGAAAGAATAGGTACTGGACGTATGTATGTTATGAATATCGATAATGTTAATACAAATTCTCCTTTTATTGAAAGATTGAAAATGTCTAATCTTTGTTTAGATATAGAGACATCATTTGTAAATTCTGTTGAAATAGATGGTGTTTTATATGAGAAAATGCAGTTATCTGAACTAATTGAAATATTCAATAGTGGTAAAAACATAAAAGTCCTATCTAAGAATTTATATAATGGTGAGATGGAATTCAAACAGGTTGAGAAGGCATGGATAACTAAAGAGGATGCTGATGTTATGGAAATAGAAGATGTTGATACAGGATTTAAAATAATTTGTACACCAGACCACTTAATTTTTACAAAAAATAGAGGATGGATTGAGGCACAAAATTTAGATGAGAATGATATTTTAGATTTAATTTAAAAGGTAGGTAGTATTATTTAATATATAATTGAAATTATACTACCGACTATGAAAAAAGAATACAAAGTCTATAAGATAGAAAATATTATGAATAGTAAAGTTTATATAGGATATACATCATTAAGTATCAATGAAAGACTACATAAGCACTATACTAATGCTTTATATGGTACAAAATCTAAATTATATGAATCTATAAGAAAAAATGGAATTTCAAATTTTAAACTCTCTCAATTATTTTCATCAGATTCTAAGGAAGAAGCATTAAAAATGGAAATATTTTTTATTGAGAAATATGATTCATTCAAAAGTGGATATAACATGACTTTAGGAGGTGACGGTGGTGACTGTACATTGTATATGAATCATGATCAACTTAAAGATTATAGGGAGAAATTAAGTTCATGTAATGGTGGATATAACAATAATACTTTTTCTGGATATACTGATGATGAAATAGTTGACTTTGGAGTAAAGTGTTATCTTGATAATAACAATTGGGTACAATCACATTGGTTAGAAAATTATTGTTCTAAATTTAATATACCAAAATCTTATTCAAAATTTAGATTTAATGGTAAAGGATGGCAAGGACTAAAGATTTTAATTTTAAATAAATTGAATGAAATGGGATATGATGTTAAGGATTTAAAATATAAAAAGACTGATGAACACAAAAATAAATTAGCTTCTCTTTATAAGGGAAAGAAATGGTATCATAATGAAGAACTTAAAATAAATAAACAAATATTCAAAGAGGAAGTGGATAATAGTTGGCTTCCTGGAAGAAAAAAATATAATTAAATATGTTAAAAATAAAAAGAATATCTCAGAAGAAGAATGTAGGAGACTTAACTGTAAAAGACAACCACAACTTTTATGCCAATAATATATTGGTTCATAACTGCGTAGAAATTGTTTTACCAACATCACCGATTGAAAATATCTATGATATTGATAATAAAAAAGAAACTGAACAATATTCAGATGCTGAAATTGCACTTTGTACATTAGCAGCATTTAACTTAGGGAATATTAAATCTTGGACTGAACTTCATAAAGTTGCCGAATATATTGTTAGAATACTAGAATATGTAATTGAAAATCAAGATTATCCAATTAATGCGGCTAAAAAGATGTTAAAGCGTCGTTCGGTTGGTGTTGGTGTTACAAATTTTGCATACTGGTTAGCTAAACAAGGAGTTAAATATTCTGATAAAGAAGCACTTTTCTATGTTGATGAGTTATTTGAAAATATTCAATATTCTTTATTGAAAGCTTCAAATAAATTAGCACAAGAATTTGGAAAATGTGAATGGTATGATAAAACTACATATTCTCAGGGTATTTTACCAATTGATCGTTATAATAAAAATGTTGATGAATTAGTTAAAAGAGATTATTCATGTGATTGGGACACGTTAAGAAAAGATATTGAAGAATTTGGATTAAGGAATTCTGTATTGACAGCAATTATGCCAGCTGAATCATCAGCAGTTGTTCAAAATGCAACCAATGGTATTGAGCCTATTCGTTCTCTTGTTATCACTAAGAAGTCTAAATCAGGACTTGTTAAACAAGTGGCACCAGAGTGTATTAAATTGAAAAATAAATATGAAATGGCATTTGAAATGCCGGATAATCGTGGATATACTAATATTTGTGCAGTAATTCAAAAATGGATTGACCAATCAATTTCAGCAAATCATTATTATCAATATTCTTCTGATGGTATTTCAATTGGTGGTGTTATTAAAGATGTATTATACGCATATAAATATGGATTAAAAACACTTTATTATGCTAATACAGATGATAAAAAATCAGATGATTTAGATTCTATGGGAATGGATGGATGTGAATCTGGATCCTGCACATTGTGATATAGGGACTTGTTGTTGTTTAATATATAATTAATGATATTAAACAATATAGAAGTAAATTCTAGAAAAAATTTACTTAGATTAGTAAAAAAAATCGATATTCAAACTTTAGAAGATATAGAGGATGATTTTGAAAAGTGGTTTGAATTAAAAATAACAGATAGTGGTAAGATATTAATTCTTAATATAATAAAAGTATATAAGAGTAATAGAATACTATCTATCTGTTTATTTTTTAAAACAAATAATATTCTTGATTTTTCAGAAGAAAGATTTAAAAAATATATGAATTATATTGAACTTCATCCTAAAGATAAAGTATCCAAAGATTATTATAAACTTAGATATGGGAAAGAATATGAAATTTACTACAATAATAGGATTAAAAATGGAGCTCTAAGCAAGGAAAAATTTATTAGTAAGTATGGTGATATTAATGGTATTGTACGGTATGATTTGTGGAAAGAATCACAAAAAAAATCATCAAAGAGAACAATTGGATATTGGTTAAATATTTATGAAAATTTAGATGTGGCAAAGAAAAAATTAAAAGAATATCAGTCCAATCACACTAAGAAACATTTAAGTGGAAAATCAGAAGAATATATAAAAGAGTATAATCAAAAGAACTCACCTTGGAGAGTTGAATATTATTTGAATAGAGGATATACTGAAAAAGAAGCTAAAGAGATTATATCTAAGATAAAAAAAGAGTCTTCGATGTTTTGTTCAGAATATTATCAAAAGCTAGGACATACAATTGAAGAATCTAATGATTTAAGTTATGAGTATTGGAAAGAACATTGTTATAAAAACAATTCTAATGTTTCTAAAGAATCATTGAAAATATTTTCAGTTATTTACGAAAGAATAAAAGACTTGACTAATATATGTGTTTATTATGGTGATCCTAAAATTGATAAGAAAGAGTATTTTCTATATGATAAGAGTGAAAAAAGATATTACTTTTATGACTTTACAATACTAAAGGATGATTTAAAGATTATTATAGAATATAATGGTTCCAAATTTCATCCAAGAAAGTATAGTCTAACAGAAGAAGAATGGAAAAACTGGAGATGTTTATTTAACGAGGATATTGATGCTGATACTAAGTATAAATATGATTGTAAAAAGAGAGATTTGGCCTTGGATAATGGATTTCAATATTTAGAGATCTGGTCTGATGATGTTTTTGATTCTAATATAGAAAAATCAATTGATTTCATTCTACAATCACTTCAAAATGTGGTTTAAATTTGTTCCATACTTCAATTATTGGATCTATATCAATACCTGTTTTAAAAATTATACAATTTGTACATACGGATCCGTCCCCTGAGTAAAGTGGTTGATTAAAGTATCTAATTTGATATCCATCTATTGATTTTAAATATTGATAATTTATTCTAGATCTTTTATTTAGTTTATCAATCGGACAATCTTCATTCTCCATAAGTGTGTGCATTATTATCAAAACTTCAACATTTTCCTCTTTTAAAAAGTTTTCGGTAATTTCAGTGACCGTTGAGAGTATGTTATATGGATTTTTATTTGACTGGTGGAATCCGATTTCTCTGTTAGTTTTTAAATCATATTGTCTAGACCAACAAGATTTATATTCTTTGGTAAAAGATGGAATGAAATCGACTTTATAAGTTAATTCATCAGTTGTAAATTCATAACTATTGTCACTGATTTTATTAAAGGGATTTTTTCTATTTGTTAGTTCTATTTCTTCAAAGTATTTCAAGTGTCTCATGTTTTATATATAAACAATTAATAGTAGAATTTATATAAATATCATGATAAATTGGATTAAAAACTTATTTAAAAAGAAAGAGGAATTAATTATTCCTTTCTCTCTTCCAAATAATTGGACAATTAGTAGTACTAACAATAGAGTCGTATATAAAATACTTTTTGGCAAATTGTCTAAAGAAGAAGCTGAGAAACAATTAAAACAACTTATTTCAAATTATCAAACTCCACTAACTAAATCTGAAAAAATTGAAAGGATTTTAAACAGAATACAACCTAAAGAGGAAAATTAATATAATAAAGACAATAAAATTTAAAAACATGAAATCAATAATTAATTTAAATACAGATTTAGACTTTACAAAAGTACCG